TAAAAGGTTGTTCAGTATAAAATCAAGTGATATATGAAGGCAGCCCAAGGTCTTTTCATTTCTATCAATGAATCTAGGACAAGTTTAATATGGCCTTGGGCTATTTTCCAAGCATAAAAAAAGAGGCTTGTTAGCCCCTTTGTTTTCTTGGTTGGTCTGTTGGTTGGTTTAATGGTTGTTTTGTAGATATTTGATAACAGTCTCTTTACATTCTTTAAGTGTGGTGTCTGCAAACTGACCGAATGGCTCTGGTTGGTCATTTAGCCAAATCCACACATGATACATAGAACAAGATTTAAACATCTTGCCACCGTTACTGCTCCATCTCTCGACTCTTGCAAGTATCTTATTGCCATCTGTAAGGCATGTCTCAGCTGCATAAGTGTAAGTGGTTTGAGTATCAATGCAAAAATATTTGTTTGCGTATTGCATATTTTCCATTTTTGACCATCTCATCTTGTTTTCTCCTGTGTGTTTTGGTTTTTGTCATTTGGTTTAATGGTTGTTTTGTTGTGAGGCTTATTAGTTCACAAAAGGTTCTACATGATTTTGGTAGTATTCAGCCCAATCTGCTTGCTCCATTTCTTCCCATTCTGCTTTTGCCCAATTTTGTCCAATTCGTGTGTATAGTTCCACTTGCTCAATGGTCATTTCAAATTCATTACGGTTGATAAGTTCTGCTTTGATAGCAACGTTTTGATTTGAAAGCTCATTGTCAAGAAGTGCATCGTTTTCTTCAAGTAAGGAAGTAAGCGCTTGGTTGTAGAAGTACGCTCTTCTTAAGGTCTTGGTTCCAGCTGTTTTGATTTCTTTATTGTCAAGGATAAGCACTTTGTTTTTCTCCTGTGTGTTTTGGTTTGTGTCATTTGGTTATGTAGACAATGTATACACTATTAAAAACCATGTCAAATAAATTTAACATTATTTTTAAAATTAATTTTTGGGGATCCATTCTTCAACCTTTGGGTGCAAGATAACCTGCTCTTCACTTTGTGTTTTGATCGGGTGTTGATTGGCAAACATAGACAGCTTATCGATGACCGCTGTTTGAAGCTCCATAAGCTGGTCGGTCTTCAACTGCATTTGGATTTGTGCATCACGAAGTCTGGCTATCAAGGCCTCTCTGTCAGCATTTGCACTTGCTAGTTTATCCTTCAACTCTTCTACTTCTGAAGGATCACGACCGCTTGCAATGGCTACCATGCTTGAAATACTGCCTGTGATAACACCAAGTATTCCTACTAGCACATCTCTGTTTTCATCAACTATCTTGACATAGGTTAAGAATAGAATAAGGGCCACAACCAAGATTAAGAAGAAGACAGAGAACCACCAGCCCCGCCTTGCTTTTTGGTCTTTGGTAAATTCAACATGGCTCTTTTTCTTTTCATCTTTCATGGTATCAACTCCATTATGCTTTGAATCAGTTCTGCTATGGGATCAATCCACCCAAACCACATTTCAAGACCACTCATAAGACGCTTGTGCTTATCGAGTAAGGCAGGACCAACCATGGTGATTAAGCAGCAAATGAAAACAAGTGCTGTCCTGGTCAATAAGAACCATATCCACTCTTTCAACTTCTTGTCTCTCATTCTGCTTTTTATTCGCTTAGGTCCACCAAGACGCTTGACCTTATCACTTCCCTTGGGTGGTTGGAGACTTTCAATAGTTGAACCAACTGTGTAAATGATTTGTGTTTCTCTTACACCTTTGAATCTATATTCACCTGCTAAAGCATACCTTGTGCCCTTTGGGGTAAACCTATTGGTTCTGTGCTTGACTGCCTTCATGGCTTCTTGGGTTAAGAGGACTTGACCAGCTCCACAAAGTGACATGGTCCTTGCTGCTATGTTTTTGGCTACCCCTTCAAGCTCCACTTGCTTTGCACCGCCCAAGGTGTAAATTTCATCTTGCTTGACTTCCACCACAACTCCCCAATGAATCCCAATCCTACATTGTAGCTTGGTCTTTGGTGGTATGTGCTGTTGATAGTGCAAGGCAAAGTTCACAGCATCAACAGGTCTTTCAAAGGAAAGTAAAAAACCATCTGATCTGTCAATCTCTCGACCATTAAACTTGAGAATCAAGGAACGTGTTAGCCTGTCATGGTATTGTAACCATTTGGCGGCCTTCATAGCACCAGCATGTTGGACAAACTTGGTAGACCCAATAAGGTCAAGTAGAACTATGGCCAGCTTGGTTTCTATGAGTTCCATTAAAAGCTCCTTACTTTTGACCCTCCAACACTAACATGTCTTTTTTCTCTTGTCTTTATTCCGCCACCCCTTGGTTTATAGCCTTGGTCAACTGCAACATCATTCCAATTAAAGATGATACAGTCATACCTTAAAGCATCAAGGGGGTCTTCCCTTCCATCTTTCTTGGGTTGTTCTTTGCTATCCCAAGCATAAGACAGCAAGGCCTTCCTAATGCTGTTGCCTGTGACACGCTCACCACGTTCCCAAACTTCCTTGGTTATCAAGTAGCGTCTTGAATTGAAGGCACGTTTCAACCGCTGCACACCGTTCAAGATGTCCACCTTAATTGGATCAGTGGTTGATCTTAGTGGAAGGCCAAGACCCAAAGGTGGTGGTTGTCTCATTACTCGGAAGGCACTTTTGCCTGTTTGGTCGTTCCTTGCCTTGCCTGCCTTGTCTGCTACTCCTGTGTCAAGCCATATCCTGTCACTTGGTGCTTGGTCTTTCAGTGACCTTGGCCAAGCCACCGAAAGGATAAGGGCTGTCAACTGCTCAGTGGTCACTTCCTTTGGGTTGAACTCATGACATATTATATCAGCACCAAGTTCTTCATCATGGCAAATAATCAACACGCTTGGCTTTCTGAATCCCCAATCTATGGCAATCCTTCCTGTCATGGTGGGCTTGTAAGTCCAATCTTCAATGATGTGGCCTTCTGTGAACTCTTGATAAATTAAACCTGTTGGTGGTTTGGGCTTATTCATAATCATAGCTTCACGTTCTTCTGCAGGTAGTAGCTTGGTGGCTTCAAACCATTCATCAGCAAGGTTGTCTTGGTTGACATAGCTTGTGAACAACATAGGGGTGTAGCCAGCGTTTTCTGCCATCGAGCACCACCAAGCATCTGCAACAGGCAAGCCCACCAAGATCAAGATTGGTGAAGGGCCAGCACGAAGACGACCAAGGGCTTTATGTGCCACCTCAACATCAAGGGTTTGACATTCATCAATAAGACATACACCGCTTGTGATATTTAAACCTTCAAGTGGGTTGTGTGTAGCATCTCTTGTGCCTGGTCGATAATAGGAACGACACCACACTGTTGAACCTGTGGAAGGATCAAGCCATTGTTTATTTGTATGGTTGTAGGTCCACCCCAAAGGACTTAACCACTTTTGCATTTCGGGCATTAACACACTGTTATATCTTGGTGTCGTGTCAGTGACTACCAAGGTTGAAGTGCCTGGCCTTGTCTTGGCAATGAAGAGAATGGAGAAGACCAAAGCACAGGTTTTTCCACTACCCCAACCACACCTTGCACTGATTACCTTCTGTTCATCTTTAATGGCTGTGATGATTTGTCTTTGTAGTTCGTTTAGTTTGATTGCTGTCATAATATCTGTTATTCATGGCTTGAGGGAGTGTCATGCCCCTAAAGGTCTTCCTAGTCTCCTAGGTTGATTGGTCCTTCACAGTTTTTGTGTCAAAACACTTCTCCTGTGGCTGTGAAGGACCTTTCTTAATTTGTTCAAGCATTGATAGGACTTCATTAGTTCCATCAGACTTGCTTGTAGTCTCCATCTTGATTTCTTGCTTTGCTCCCCAACGGTCGGGGAAACGTCTTTCAAGAATCCAAGCTGGTGCTCTCCAATCATCACGAGTGATGGCCATTCTCATAATTTGGTTTAGAAGGGCTTCTTCTGCTTTGGCCATAGCTTCCCCACAAGCGAGAGCAAACTTCTCGTCTTTATGAAACCAATTATAATAGGTCTTTTCAGAGATACCTGACTTTAAAGCACTAGCCAAAATAGTGTTTCCAACTTCAAGATGTTCAATAATGTTCTTCTTGATAGTCTCTTCACTATTGGTGAGCTTTCGACCTCTTCTCTTGGTCACTGTTTTCTTCTTTGTTCCAGCCATAAAGTTCACCATACGCTTCGTGAAGAGTTGCAATAATATGATTGTAAAGGTCTTCGCTTTCTTTTGCCAAGTCACCTTGAAGGATAACCTTCTCTTTTAATCGCTTGCTTAATTCTGCAAGGTCAGTGATTACGCGCGCGCGTATTGCTGTATTTCCTGTAATATTATCCATTATCTTCTCCCATCATGGCCTTCATAGTCATGGGGTAAAGCTCAAGAAGGTCTTGCTTGATTGCTTGAGCCATCAACTGTGTTTCAATCTGTGCATGTTCATCAAGACGTAGTTTTAAAAATTTCACCCAATTGTGAACGCTGCCTGTCATGTAAAAGGTGGTGTATAGGGCTTGTGGTAGGATAGCTCTTGCCATCTCCCTTGCTACCCCTTTGTCAAGTAAGCTGTGATAGTGCTTTAATGTTTCAGCTATGCAATGGTTGTAAAGATCATGGCAAGTCTCTTGCTCGGTTGTAGTGCCTTCTGAACATTGAAGGTTTAACTTGCTTTGACCTCTAAAGACCTGTGGTTTCCAAAATTGGAGATTGTCTGCAGTATACCGCCTTGATACTTCATTATATGAAAAAGTCCTGTGTCTCATCACCTGACTTCTGACAAATAAAGGAACTGTGCAACGGAAAGTTGCTTGCATGTGCTCAAAAGGTGAAGTGTGCTTGTGACCGACCAAGAAGTTGATAAGGTTCTTATCTCTGGCTGTTAGCTCCTTGCCTTTACTGTCTTTTAAGAATGATACCCTAGCAGCATTGACCGCACTCTTATCCGTTCCCATATGGTCGATAAGTTCCACACTTCCAATATCGTCTTCATATATATAATGAATCATGCTTGTTTAAGCCCCTTCAATAAATCTCTGTATTCTTGTTGGTATTGCTTTTGATTTGCTC